ATTCAAGTTCTGTTTGCATTACACCAGCAAGTCTTTCGGCATCAGTTGCCTTACGACTTGCGGTTCCAGGTTTACGAGCAAGCATTGATTCCAAATATGTTGCGTAAGCATCATTCATTGCTGACTTGCCTTCGTCTCTAACAGGAATAGAACCACTCTTCTTAACTTCTTTTTTTGCTTTTTCCATTTGATTAAATTCGTCACCATAGTACTGACCAGTAATCATTGGAAATATACGCATGCCTTTGCCAAAACCAGTTTTAATGGTATTAAGAACAGAGTCACTTGATTCTTTTTCTTTATTCAAGCGAGCATTCTCTTTCTGAATTTTCATTGCCAACTTAATCTTGTCTGCTTCGCTGGTTGCATTTACATCACCATACATGCCACGGATTTCAGACCTCTTCTTGTTTTCCGCAATACCTGCTTCATCAAAACCTTCCATAATTTTGCTAAAAGCATCTGGGTTGTACTTGTACATGTCTTCAAGCTGATACCTTGCATCAGCACGTGGAAGACCCTGCTTCTCAAATGGGTCTTGTTCTAATGCCTGTTCCATAATCTTTGACTTAACAGTCTGCTGTTCAGCAGCAATCGAGTCAAGAAACTTTGACCAAGCACCAGGCTTAACATCTTTTGGAATATCACCATAAAGACTCCAAGGTGGTGAACCGGCACGAATCTTTGATGCAGCAATTGTGTAAGGGTCTTCAGGGTCTCCCTGTGCAGCCAGCAGAGTGTTGGGAGCATAACGCTCCCACATCTGCGTCTCGTCAAACTGTGGCTTAGGACGGTATGTGCCCATCAGAAATGACATAACAGGGTCCATTGTTGCCGAGGAATAGTCTGTCAATTTCCCAGATTGCATCGCCGCAATAAGCGCAAGTGTCTGCTCGTCCATACTCAATAAGCCCTTTCGTTACTTGAAGGCTTTAGCCAGCTCAGGGAACGTTTTCTTAAGTTCGGCCACAGTCGCTTTAGGATTCTTTGCAACATACGCAGGAGCAAACTGCTTGACCGCAGCCTTGAAGTTCGGAGCAGTTTCCACAAGTTGTGCAATCTGCTCCTTTTTGGTAAGAGGAATCTTTGTTTCAGAAACAGCCCCACCTGGGTCACTGGTAATAAGTTGTTCTTGCAACGTCTGACCCTTTTCACCTTCGGACTGGGTAAGGTCATAACGACTAGACGATATTCGGTTAAGCAATTCAGAAAGTGATTCCTGCTGGTTCTTTGCAGCCATTGCCTCATAAGCAGCACGAGTAGATGACAAACCTTGATTAGCAAAGTTCTGTGCCATCTGGGATTCGTTCATTCTCGACTGCTGTGACTGTTGTGCTGCACGACTCAAAAGGTCATACATAGTGTTAAAACCCTGTGCACCTTGTTGGTTATAAGCGTTCTCTATGGCCGCCTGTTGTGCAACCTCTGGTGAATCAACACCATAAGCCTGCATAAACTGCTGTGAACCATCCTGGACTGTGGTCGGAGTAAACGATGCACCAGCATATGGATTCAGGTTGTTCTGTGCAAGATACTGGTTCAACGCATTGTAACCCTGTCCAGTCATGCGGCTAGCGTCAGCGTAGCCCGCACCAATGTTGCCCAATGCAGATTTGTAAATATTACCAATCTGATTAGTTCCTTGTGTTTGCATTGTGTCTAGTTGTGAACCAAGATTCTTATAAAGTTCACGCCAGTCACCAGTCTGATAATAATCTTGCAAGGCTTTGTAACGTGTTTTTTCTTTAATACCATCAAGTATTGCTTGACGCTGTGCGTCTTGATACTTAAGCATTTCAAGAGCAGAAGCAGAAGTGCCACCACCACCCGCACCAAGAGCAGCAGTAAGACCAGCATTTGGATTCTTGATATCCACAGTACCAATAGTTGGTGCATTTTCCTGACCATACTGTTGCATGTTGTAAGCAATACGCTGCTCTGGCGTAGAACGACCATAAGAAAATGGTTGTTGATTAATCAAATTTGTTCCATAAAGTTCTGAAGCATTTTCAATACGGTCAAGATTTGTACCGTAATCGCTTGTTGCAGTAGTTGGTTGAAACTGTCTTGTTGGTGTTGGCCACATAGTCACACCAGGTGATGTGGCAACAACTTTCTTGCCCTGCTGATTAGTCCCTCTATCTGCTGCCATATTAAACCCCTGCTCTCATCTGCATCAATGCCAAAGCATCTTGTTCTATTTGTGAAGCCTTATTGCTTTCAAGATTCGCCAAATCGGATTGGTACTGTGCTTCTCTTTGCCTGTTGCCAAAACCAAATTGTTGATTCTGTTCATCCAATGAACGCTGGAAATCAGCAGTTTGGCGTGTTTGATTCTTTCCAAAATCAGCCATTGCTTTTCTGAAAGCACCAGAACGAACATTTGGTCCCTGTAGTCCACGACGACCAAACGACGCAACCAAAGGTTGCTGTTGTTTCTGATAACTTTCACGAAGGTCTTGCAAACCACGTGCTCCACGTTGGTTTGAAATAAAATTAGCATAAGCCTGCATTGCACCAGTGGCAGAATAATTATCCATAAGCCCACGGCGTTGCTGTTCAAAAAGTGCTGGATTGTAAGCCATTATCTGTTAGCACTCCTTCTTGATGTTTCTCTTTGCATGTTCTTCATGTCTTCTAATTCTTTTCTTAGTTTCGTTATTTCTTTGATTAAAGTAAAAGTAATTTCACGAATTGCTACAGCATCGGTTGACTTGAGAGTATTAATTGCTGGAACAACAATGTATTCCATCAGCCAAATACCTGTCCTGATAATACAATCTGGTCATTCTCTGACAATGCAGCAAGAACAGTTACGGAATCCAACTTAGAATAAGTAACTGTGCCATCAGCAATCCTTGTTGTTGTAACAGCATTCGTGGCAAGTTTTGCATTCGTAATTGCAGATGAATCGATGTTTGTACCATCAGACAAACCATCAACGTATGCTTTAAGAGCATTAAAGTTTGCGTTAGCCTCTGAGGCTTCAGCAATCGCTCCGCTAGTAAAACTGTGTGGAATAGTAATAGCCATTATCCAGTAACCTTTCGTGTATTAAATTTGTATGCAATGCTGTCAATACCCCAGTACAAACCATTGGGACCAGTAAACAACAATTGCACAGAACGAGCAAGACCAAGATTCGAGCCACGAAGCACCTGTGCACCAGCAGCTTGAACACCCCATCTACCAGAACCCCAACGACCTTCACCCCACAACATTCCACTGGCAGAAGCATCAAGTGCAATGTTAAAAGTTTTACGTTCATTTCCACTTGCTTCTTCAAAGTTGTGGAAGACCTTGACATTAATTGTTCTTTCGGTGTCAACCTGCTTGACAACAATGTCTGGCCTACGCCACATCTTCTTCATAGAGTAAGAACGACCATCAACCCAACCAGTTCTGTAATATGAACTAAAGTTTGTTTCAACAGTTGCCAGCAAATCTTTTTCCTCTGTGTAAACATCAACTCGTAAAACACGTGGAATATTGGGATGAATCATGTAAGGGTCTGATTGACCAGATGAGTTAGTCCAGTCGGTTCCACCAATTGGTGCATAACCGTCAGCAATCTGAAAAGCAGTCCAAGAACCATCATTAATGGTTGGGTCATAAACAAAACAAACAGATGGATAATCAACAGATGTAGTTCTTGAAAAAGGCATTGCCAACCAAACACGGTCATTTGCGTACGACACATGTATTTGGTCGTCTTGTGTTGAGTTAATAAATCCCTCTGGATACATTGACTTCAAGTTGGAAAACACATCAATCAACTGTGTGCCGTTATAAAAATACAATCCTTGTGGATGTGAAAAGAAATAAACACCATCAGGTGCCACCGCAATGTGTTCATGAAACAATGCACCAAGTTGTGGTGACAACTGGACAACCTGAAAGTCTGCAAAATCGTATCCATAAACAACATAAACCGCAGTTGGCTTAAATACAACAAGCTGACCGGCAACAACGGCTAAAGCCGTTATGCCTTCACCACCACCTTCAAAGTCGATATAGTTGTCTTCGTCCCAGTTATCTGGAATTGATTCCAATGACCAACGAACACGATTCGGGTATGCCACACTATTTTCAATAGTGTTGGCAACAACCATTTTGTTTGCATGAATCGTAATGTGCTCTGCAGTAGGCATCTTGTGAGCGGAGGCATCTGCTGTTGCTTGCCAAGCATGAGGAGCAGTACCAGAAGCTGTTAAAGCAGTAGCATAGGTATTGGTGGTTATCCACGAATAACCACCGCTCCCAGAAGTGCCAGTAGTCAAATACAAAGTCTTGCCCCAAGTAACCATGCAGGCACCATGTGCAGCAGTTGCGACCACATCATTGCCAGATGAGTATTGCAAAGTACTAAAATCGCCACCAGTTGACTTGTAAACCTTTGTGCCATTAGCCAACATCAAATACGGTGTTGCACCAGCAAATGAATAAAGTTTGTGTGGAGCCCAGGTACCTGCAATAGCCGTGCTATTGATTTCACGCATACCGCCACGAGCAAACAAACCACCACGTGGGTCAACCTCGACATTTAGCATGTCGGGTGACTCATTACGCTTTAACTGGAATTGGTCAGCCCGAAGGTTTAGACCACCAGTAAAGTCGTCATAGCGTTCAACGGATACATTGCTCATTGGCCAATAGTCGCCCCAAGCGTCTGCAACCAACGACGCATAGTTGGATACTGACGACCACCAGACATAACAACTGGTTGTGCACTTGATGCTTTCATCAAGTCACGACGTGCAAGGCCAACGCCTTGCTCAAATGAATTCAAATGCATCTGTGCCAACTGTGCATCTTCCTGCCTTTGATAAACCCTACCCAATACAAAATATGGGAGCAAAGCATGGAACCACTCATCAAGGTCAATCATTTCATCTGGGTCAGTCAACCAGGTGTAAACAGGATTCCTGTAAGCACGAACTGTAATTGGGTAGACAGCATCTGGCTTAGCCCATAGTTGAATCTTCTTATCCCAGAATGAGTAAAAGTACGGCCTAGATGGAACATCTGTATTGCCAAGCCAAATCTCTTCAGCATTGTCATAAGGAATCAATGTCAAACGTGCACCAGATGAGCTGGTGTCAAGAACTGAGATAATTTCACGAATATCTCCGATTGTAGATATTGTGTATTCTCGTTGACCAACTACAGTATTAAAAGTGTAGGTCTCTTGTAGGTATGGCCAACGGCGTTCCAAAGCATAAATGCGTTGGAAGCCTTCACGAGCAAACTGGTCAACAATTGTGTCTGGCAAGTCCACTTCATCAAGGTCAGCCATTGTGCGAACCTGTGAGCGAAGGGTATTCAAACTAATACTCATTTAGCCCGCCCTTGTGACCTCAAATGTCCAATGCAATAGTCCGTACCCCGTGCCTTTGGACCCTCGCAAGAGTCCTCGTTGGCTATACAGCGGTTGCGACCAATGTATGGCGCAGATGGAGCAGCAATCTTTGCTCCCGCTGTCGGGGCTAGGCGGATACCAGATACTGGCTGTCCGTAGTAAGAATGGGCAGGTACGGCGTTTTTCATATACAACTAGCCCGATTTGTTACATATCCCCCACCACAGAAGAAGTCTGTGATGAGGGAATGTAGATTTATTTAGTAAGTGCGACGGTTGCGGTCACGTGCGCCAGTTGCTTTTGGTGCTGGACGCATCATTGACTTTGATTTTTCCTTCTTGCTACTTGCAGAAGGAGCCTTCTTCATCATTGATGACTTTGGCTTCTTTGCACTTTGCTTCTTGCCAACACCTGCACGTACAACTGGACCTGCATCATCCATGCCACGAACACGTAGACCCGGAGTACGCTTTTCCTTGCTTGCACCAGCACCAGCAGCAGACACTGAAGCCTTCTTACGGGTTTCTGGTTGAGCCTTAATCATTCGACCAGTCGAGAACATTCCACCCGGTCGGAAATCTCCAGCCTTCTTAAACTGACTAGGCTTGTCGTTCTTTGATGGCTTCTGTGCTTGCTTCGTCATACGAAGGGTGTAAGCCTTACTTGCTTTCTTGCTTGCCATGATTTCTCCTAGTACTTTTTCTTGGCTTTTGATTTTACTTGCTTGCCACTTTTACCTTTTGGGTAAACCGAGGTCTTGGTGCCAGCCTTTGGACTTGCATCCGCATGGCTAGAAAGAATTGAATATTTAACTGGCATTTGTTCTCCTTTGAAATAGGGGAGTGGGTTTCTGCCCACCCCCCAGATTCAATTACTTATGCTCGGTAAATTGATACCGTGTTTGCTGCAGTGAAAACCGCAACATACGTTGCCGATGATGCTGCTGCAACCGAAAAGGTTGCTGCAACACCAACAAGTGTCACTCCCGATGCTGCTGCAGTTACCACGATTGGGTGGGTTGCTGCCGCTACGTTCACAACTGTGAACTCAAATGAGGTCCCAATTGCTTCGTCGGTGAACGCTGCACCAAGTTCCGCACCAGTTGGTGTGGTCAAGGTACGGCTTGCTGTTGGAGTCATCGTGTAAATTACACGACCGTTTCCAGCCAGCGTTGCTGCTGACTGTACTGTTGCAGCGTCAGTAGCGGCAACAACTGTTGCCTTCTCCTGAAGAGCAACATATGATTCAATACGCTTGCGAGTTACCGCACCGTCTGTGTCATTTGCTAATAGTGGCATTTCATTTTCTCCTTGTTAGTTAGTGGTCTTAGGCGGTCTTTGCCGTGAGTTTGCCCTGCTTCGCACGGTTGCGACAGGTCAAGTTGCCGTAGCACATGATAAGCGCATAGCGAGCATCTGTGTCTTCTGGCTTGATAAAGTCCGTCTGAGCAAACCACTTGTCACTGTGGCCGACAAGTGTGAGGTACTTCGTGTTAAGGAAGTAGAACACACCAGCGGTGCAATGCACGTCGTACATTACAGGAGCAGCCTTGAACAACAGGTTCTGGAATCCAGCATCTGCGGTCTTGGTGTCCGTGTAACGGAGGTTTGGCTGAAGCAATGCTTCGTACTTCTCAAACAAAGTCTGAGAAGTCAACAAGGTGTCTGGGTGGTCATTACCAACCGAAACGCTGTTATAAGCGGTGCTCATTTGTGCAAGAGTCAACGCAGTTGCGGTGTTCTCTTCGTATGAACGCCAGAACTCGTTGCCTGAAGTTGCTGAGTTGATTCCACCAACGGTGTTGCCGGTCTCAACCAAGTTGCCAAGGCCGTTCCAGTCTTTTCCGCTGTTGCCAGTTCCGTCAGCAAAGAACATCTGGTTGAACGATTCACGCATTGACTCTTCTGCCTGCATAATCTTGGCTTCGAGCAAGTTGATGATTTCTTGTTCACCGTTGTTCTTGGCTTCTTCAATACCGCTGATTGCGATAGATGCAGCGTACTGCTTCCAGTCGTATTCAGCAGCTGAGATGCCTTCTTGTGGGGTCAAAGCAAGCGAATCGTAACCGCTGTATGAAGCAACAGTTGAGTTCTTGCCGTAGATAAGTGGTTCAACAATCTTTGTTCCACCGTTGAGCATGCGAATGCGGCCCTTGTCCATCAACTGGTAGGTCAAAGGACGTGCGGTGAACACGTTGTCTGTTAGTTGCGAACGGTAGTTCGCAAGTGTGGTTGAGAGCAACTGGTCAAAGTTGCTATTGGCTGATGCCATGATATTTTCTCCTTGGGGTTAAACGCTAAACGTTATGTTGCCGTTTTGCGGCTTCAAATGCGTCTCGCAATGATGTAATAGGTTTTGCTGATACATCGGCACTGACAGATGATGTTCCACTGCTTACAACACCAGAACTCCGTTTGGCTTGTGTAAGTTGCTCAGTCTCCTGAGCTTTCTTAGCACGTAATCCACGAACGACTTGTGCGTCTTCGTAAATACTGTCAAACTTCATCTGCTTGTAAACTGCTTCCAAATCTGTTGAACCAATGGCCAAAGCCTTTGATACAACTTCGTTTGCATCAAAATCAGAACCGTATCGGCTCTGCAACGTCGCAACAGTCCTGTCCAACTCTTCCATCGCTTTTTGTTGTTCAAAAGCTTGGACTCGTTGTTCCAACTGTCGGTACTGCTTTTCAACCGGGTCTAATAAAAGTTCCTCCTCTTGCGAGATGGTTGACTCGTTTAGTCCGTAATGCTTA